AGTGCTATGACAAGCGTATCATCCACCACACCTGGGCAGTTAGTAAGAGTAGATAGTGCTGGTACTGGCTATGAGTTCTTTACACCTAATTATATGCCAAATGTGTTTACTACACTTGGCGATTTGGTGTATAGTAACGCTGCTGGTGCGCCAGTTAGGAGAAGCCCAAACATCACCACAACTAAGATGTTTCTTAGCCAAACGGGTGATGGCACAACAAGTGCTGCTCCTCAATGGAGTACGGTTACGGCAAGTGATGTAGGGGGTGTGCCAACGAGTAGGCAGTTAACTATAAATGGTACTGCATACGACTTGAGTGCAGATAGGTCTTGGAGTGTAGGGACTGTGACAAGTGTGGCTCTTAGTGTGCCAACGGGGTTAAGTGTGAGTGGTTCTCCTATCACAACAAGTGGCACTCTTGCAATTAGCTTAAGTGCTGGGTATAGCATACCAACGACTGCCTCACAAACAAATTGGGATGCGGCATATAATGATAAGATTAATAGTGCTGCGGTAACGGGAACAACAACGAAAACCCTAACCCTCACCCAACAAGATGGTGGTACTATCACTGCCTCTTGGACGGACATCAACACCGATGCGGTGACAAGTGTGTTTGGAAGGACGGGTGCGGTGGTTGCGACAAGTGGTGACTACACAACGGCTCAAGTGACCGAGAGTGGGAACTTATACTATACCGATGCGAGAGCAAGGGCGGCTATAAGTTTAACCACAACTGGTTCGAGTGGCGCGGCAACGTATAGTAGCACAACTGGTGTGCTTAACGTACCAAACTACACCGCAAGTGGGTTGGGTGCGGTGCCGACAAGTCGCACAATCACAATCAATGATGTGGTGTTTGATTTGTCGGCGAATAGATCGTGGAGTGTGGGGGATTACGGTATCTGGTAAGACTTTGTCTTATCAGAAGATGGGGACTTGATAATAATATAAGAAAATAAGAAAATTAGAAAAAAAGTATAGCCCCCCCCGAGAATCTGCTTTTGCTAATTTAAGAAAGATTAGCGTAGAGGGCTCTTTAGACGACCTGCTCACTCAATTTTCTCAGTTTTCTTATAATACCCCCTACTTTCCTTACAATACATTCCTATTTTGTGTTACCCTCATGCAAACCGATAAACTTGATTAAAGTCTTATATTGTGTTATAATATAGGTATAGTGGGAATTTTAGTTGTTTCAATCATTTCTAACATTGTTAGATTTTTACAATACGAGCCTTGCTCGGTTTAGTGGGTTTTTTAAGGAGATGTATATGAATCGCTTTATCGCAATCGTTGCTTTAGTAGTCGCACCACTTTACTTTGTGTTGCACTTTGTAATGTTTCTATTTAACAGAGGAGTTTAATCATGGGAGTATTCAAAGACATGGACATAGACAACCAAGAGCAAGGCATGCAACTAACCTTTGATTTTGCCGACCAACCTAACATTGTTAGAAAACCAACCGAGACCCAACGACTAGCAAAGTTATGGGTTCGTTATGCCCATACCAACAAACTCAACCCCAAGAGCAAGCGTTACTCCGAGTTACAACATGCATACCTTTGTGGTATTGGTGCAGTCATGGGTGAGAACATGCCACCCATTATTAGCATCTGCATGATGAGTGGCAGAGATGTAGCTAGCATCATCGAGAGAACACAACCCCGCTAATTGACAGGAGAATCTAACAATGTTATACGGAATGGACTGTGAGTGTGGCATGGAGATACCACTAGCACGACTAGACCTAGGCTATCAAACATGCCTAGTGTGTGGGGATAGAGAAGCTAAACAACGCAAGTTTATTGTGCAGATTCCCTACTCCAAAGGTGCTTACCAATACATACACAACCCACAAGACTTGTGTTACACCAACCCGAAGAGGACAACATGACACTACGAGAAGCACGAAAACAAATCCAAGACTATATAAAGCTAGTCAAGGCAGAGGACAAGGCATACAAGAAACGAGTCAAGGTGCATGAGAAGCAGTTGCTTAGGCTAGCTGAGATATACATAAAACTAAAGGAGAAGGAATGACCAACAAGGAATACCACGAGGTATGCGATATGTTCTTTAGCCTAAACGAACATGAAAGGAGAAAGATTCTAACAATGTTAGAAACGCTGACTAAAAAGCCAGTCCAATCACCGGATTGCATCATTGATATAGCACTCGTCAAGAGTTATGCCTACTGTGAGGAATACAACCCATATACAGGCAAGACTGAACCCAAAGAAGGTGCAGTCCATCTTAAACAAGGGTTTGTTGATGGGTTTATGACAGGGTTTGCTCACCGCATGGGTGGTGGGTATGAGTGAACTATATAAGGGTAGGCGGATAGACGAGTTGCTTGAGGACATTCGCAGACTAGAGATTCAGTTGCATGAGAACCAAGAAGTTGCCAATACGCTAGAAGAAGTAATTGCATTGGTAGAAGGGCAAGCCACGCTAGCAATAGCCAAGGCTAAATTAACCGCATTACAAGGAGAAAATAAATGAGCAAGATTGAGGACATTCTGTTGGATGCACAAGATGCGTTCTATGTATTTGATGACGAGCAAGGCAATATCTTTGATGACGATGACCGCTTGTTGTTTTGTGAGGGTTACAACCAAGGTGTTGAAGCCATGCGTAGCCAAGTCCTAACAATGTTAGACAAAATGAAGGAGGAGTAATGGGATACCGAAGCCAAGTGGCGGGGTGCTTTAGTGTGGACAAAGTGCTTATTAAACCTGAGTCGGGGGAGTCTTACTTTGACTACGATAAGACTAAGTTCAAAGAGATGGTCGGCTTTATCAAGTTGTCTAGGTTTTGGGAGTTGTGGAATAACAAGCCTGATGCCGATAACTTTGGATGGAAGGATGGTGTATTCATTCTTTATGGCAACGATTGGAAGTGGTATCCCGACTACGAGGATGTAAGAGCATGGAATGATTTGTGGCATAGCATGCAAGAGGTAGAGGGTATAAGCGGATACTTTGTGCGGGTAGGTGAAAGTGCAGACGACATAGAAACCGAGGAGTTTGGGGATGACCCATGCTCAGACTACTTTTACCCATTCACAGGGATAGACTTTACAGGCGAAGACTTTTTAGGAAAGAGAGATACAAGTGAAGAAGAACAAGCCGAGCAAGCACAGACCGATACGCAATCCAATAGTGAAAGCGTTGATAGCCAAGCCCAAGCGTAATAGCGGGAAGCACAGGTCAAAGCCTAACAATGTTAGGAATAGGGTAGTAGATGTAGAGGGTTACGAATAGTAGGGTATGTATAACCGCTTTATGACTAGCTCATGAAGCTCATTTAAGGAGATGTAAATGTTTGGACATAACAGAAACTCAGGCATCAGTTGGATGCGGGATTACGGAGATGCGTTCCACAAGTATCAAAGCACTACCGATATTAGAGGTAGGGTCAAAGAACCCAAGCGACCACTTGGCTATCGTCGGTCAGTAGATTCCTACTCTATTAGGCTCAAGGGCGATGGCTCTATGGGTGTGGAGTGTGTGCTATATCAAACCCCAGTCGTTACCTTTTACCCAACAGGACTAGTGGAGTTGAGCAAAGAGGGGTGGTCTACCATCAGCACCGCTTACTTTATTGAAGAGGTTACAGGATACTCGGCTCGGATATTCAACGGCTCACTATGTGTCAGCGTTGGTGGTATTGAGACACGCATGACAGACGAACCGCTACGCATAATGAATGGGCGGATTGAGAACCCCAAGCAAGAGATAACCCATGCGTTAGTCCGAGGCAAAACTAACATTGTTAGAAAACAGTATGCCGAGTTCTTGAAGTTTGCCTGTGCGTTGGTCAGGCTCAAGGCAGAAGGCTTTGTAGTATCAGAGTATGAAGAGACATTCGGTAAGGCAGAACCCCACTCAGCTAGAAACTATGTAGCTATGCCCGAAGGGTTACACCGACCAAGCTATACCTACTTTGAGGCTGATGTTCTCAAGTTCTTTGATTTAGTCCGATCAGACGGGGCGGATAAACATGTTGCTCATTACAAAGCAGTCCTAGCGATGGCTCACTCGTTCGGGGTCAATACATGGGGTCAGGGCTACAAGGTAACAGGATGCCATATAGATGAGAAGACATTCAAGAGGGCATTCGATAGCTTAATCCTTGGCTTTCACCGAGACGAGTTGTTTATTGAAAAGCATAGGGATGTAGGCGATATCAAGAAAGACCCATACAAGAAATACTTTGAAGGTGGGTGGGACAGACTGCACTCTAACAATGTTAGGGAAGGCTAGTGCATCACCGCAAAACTTGACATGGGATACTAATTGTGTTACAATATAGTATAGTTAGAAATTCGTATTGTCGTTTAGCAGCTAAGTCATGAATTTTCTAACAATGTTAGGTGTAGCGGAGTAACAGTAGGTAGTTTAATCATACAGCAACAAACTTTTAATATAAGGAATCAAAATGGCAGAAATCAATTTCGGTAAGACTGTATCAATCGCACAGGCTTGCAACATCATCTTATCAACCCCGATGAACCGCTACTTTTTACGAGGTGAGCCAGGGATAGGTAAATCTTCTATTCTTAAGACGCTATCCGTAAGCCTACCCCAACACGAGGTGTCTTACATTGATGTGCCTAACATGGACTTAGGCGATATCGCTATGCCTGTCATTGATAGGGAGACAAAGACTACTGCCTACTACCCTAACAGTAGATTCAAGATTCATCTTGGCAAGCCAGTCATAACAATGTTAGATGAGTATACGAAAGGTGCAGACCCCATTAAGAACATGTTGCACCCGATGCTAGAGGTGGCTAACCCACGACTAGGTGATATCTCAATCCATCCCGAGTCAATCACTTTCCTCACAGGCAATCTATCCTCTGATGGTGTAGGCGATTCCCTGAAAGCCCATAGTATGAATCGTATTATTCCGCTACATGTAAGAAAGCCTGATGCTGATGAGTGGATTGGGTGGGCTATCAATAACGACATAGCACCTGAGGTTATCGCATGGGTCAAGCAGTTCCCACATGCAATGGCTAGTTACCTAGACGAATCACAGTCAGACAACCCATACATCTTCAACCCAAAGAAGGTGCAGTCAGCATTCGTATCGCCTCGTTCATTGGAGAGGGTATCTAACATTGTTAAGGTTCGTTCCCAATTAGATACGGATAGCCTGATATGTGCAATGAGTGGTGCGGTGGGCGAGTCAGCTAGTCGGGATATGCAAGCATACATAGAGTTCTCAGACCAGCTTCCTACATGGGAGTCGGTGATTGCAGACCCTAAGCATGCCAAAGTTCCTGAGGGTGCGGGTGCTTGTGCAATTATTGTATTCGGTGCTATCGCTAAGATTACTAAGGATACGATTAGTCCGTTCATGACATACCTTGAACGCTTTGAACCCGAGTGGCAAGCATGCTTTGCTATCAACATTGCCAAGTCCCCGAGCAAGCAGTCAGTTGCTTTCAGTTCAGCTAAGTTTGCTGATTGGGTGCAGAAGAATGAGGACTTGCTATGACTGAGAAAGTTAAACAACGAGGGCGACCACGCCTTGATAAGGGGTTTGACATTAGTAGAGAAAGAGTAAGGCAGATTCAAACACGGGCTATCGGTAAGTTACGAAGGCTCATGTTTGAACGCGGGTATAAGTTTGAGGATTTTTTTGACGATAAGAAAAAGGGAAACTAACAATGTTAGATATAGCAGAGCAAGAGCAAGTGGTAGTGAAGGACAAGGAAGAACGCAGATTGAGCAAGACTAAGATTGCCATCATGCGTAACCCTAAGTTCGCATTGTGGTCTGGTCTTATGACTGTCGGTAAAACTAGAGTAGTAGATAGCATCTTTGTCCCCACAGCAAACACGAATGGTCGTGATGAGAATTATGGTCGTGAGTTTGTCAAGCGACTAGACGACAAGGAGTTGGCATTCGTAGTCTTACACGAAACATTGCACAAAGCGTATCGGCATCTCTTTATATGGCGAAAGTTATGGGAAGAGAATAGTCAGATTGCAAACATGGCATGCGACTATGTAATCAATCTTCAGCTAGTAGATATGGATAAAGACCAACAGATGCTCGCCATGCCCATGCATGAGGGTAAGGTAGTAGGTCTAGTTGATGAACGCTTCCGAGGAATGAACGCTAAACAAGTGTTTGATATTCTCAAAGACGAAGAGCCCGAAGGTGGATATGGTGGGGGTGATGGGATTGACTCTCATGATTGGGAAGGTGCGAAGGAACTAAGCGACGAGCAGAAGAAAGAACTAGCCAAGGAGATTGACCAAGCTATTCGCCAAGGAATCATTGCCCATGAGAAGTTAGTAGGTAAGGGCGGGGGTGGACTCAATCGTGAACTAGAAGACTTGATGCATCCCGAAGTGGATTGGAAAGAGGTGCTGAAAGAATTCGTTCGTTCTACTTGTAGTGCCAAAGATGCTAGCAGTTGGCGAAGAGTCAATCGTCGCTTTCTCGGTGGAGATGTGTATATGCCTACTCTAATAGGAGAGAAGGTGGGTCATCTCGTCATCGGTGTAGACACGAGTGGCTCTGTTGGGGGCAAGGAACTATCAGAGTTTCTTTCCGAAGTCCAAGGGATTGCCCAAGAGGTTCACCCCGAGAAAGTTGATTTGATTTATTGGGATGGGGCGGTGGCGGGACATGAGGAGTATGACCAAAACACAGTATCTAACATTGTTAGTTCTACGCAACCCAAGGGTGGTGGGGGGACAGACCCAACATGCGTAATGGACTACTTGAAAGAAAACGCTATTAAACCTGATGCAATCATCATGCTGACTGATGGCTACATTGGAACTTGGGGAGAAGAATGGAATGCACCGATTCTATGGACTATTGTTAGAAATTCAAAGACTTATGCCCCAGTTGGTAAAACAATACATATCAAGGAGTAATCGTATGAGCAAAGTAATCGTAAGTCTTGGATGGAGTGTTGAGTATGTAATGGATGCAGACAAGGCTCTAACAATGTTAGAACTACTCAAGGATGCAGAAGTATACAAAGAACAGTATCGCTCTACTGAAAAGGGTGGGACTCTTTACCACATCTATGCCCAAGATAAAGAAGTATGCACCATGAAGGTATTGAGCAAGAACTTTTACAACCTCGCTAAGTTAGCGGGCAAACCTGAGGAGAAGTAAGCATGAGTATTTCATCATCTGCGGTATTGGTAGAACTGAACATTAGTGTTTGGACTGCTAACAAGTTGGACAAGGGTGCAACCGATAGTGTGCTTGCAAGTAATAGTGCAAGTAAGGACTCGGCACAAGTGCGTAAGAACTTAATGGCGGGAACTGACAAGCGTAAAAAGATAGCTGACTACGCTGCTAGGGCTAGGCTCTACCACAATCAGACAACCCTGAGTTGGTCGGACAAAGGTGCTAGGTTACTACCCACAAGCCTGTTTATGGACTACAAAAGTAACATGAATGTGTATGAGAAGAATATGAATGTAATGATTCAAGACTTCTACACGAACTATGCAGACCTGATTGAGTTGTCTAAGCACCACATGGGCGACTTGTTTAATCCTTACGACTACCCTGATATTGATGAGTTGCGTAGTAAGTTTGGATTCCGATTGGTATTCTCTCCGTTGCCTGAGAGTGGGGACTTCCGCTTGGATATTCCGCAACAGGACATGGTAGAGATGCAGAACAAATACGAGTCGGCATTTAACGATAGGCTAGCAGATGCAATGCGTGAACCTTGGGAGAAGTTGCACAAGGCATTGACCCACTTATCAGAGAAGCTAACTGACGAAGGCGAGGATAGCAACAAGCGTTACCACGATACTCTTATCTCTAGCAACCAAGAGTTGTGCAGTCTATTGACTCACTTGAATGTAACCAAAGACCCAATGCTAGAGCATGCTCGTCGTAGCTTAGAACTAACAATGTTAGGTTTGGACATTGACGATGTGCGTGAGAGTGCAGACTGCCGTAAAGAAGTGAAGTCCAAGGTAGATGAGATTCTTAACAAGTTCAGTTGGTAAGGGGGATATATGTGGACTTTAGTAGTTACATTCTTTGCACTTAGTGGGCTAGTGCTATGGATATTTTTAGCCTACGCTTTGTTTATTATTTATATGAAAGACTAGTATGACTTACGATAATGTAAAACTTAAAACAACCGATAGGGGTGATGGGGTCAAGGTGGAATCAGTAATCAATCCGTTCCTGCTACCCTTAATTGAGAAGCTAGCACTCAAGTATCCACAGTGGACATTTGAAGAAGAAAACACTAACTATACATGGGACAACATCAATGGCAAAAGTGTCAAGAAAGACCTACAAGCCACATGTTTTAAGGTGTTAGACAAGCGTGAGGAGTTGGGTCAGATATATACAGATAGCTACTCTAGTCATGGCAATCGTTATTGTGTTGATAACTTCCGAGTGCAACAGATGCGTGAGCGTGGGTCGGGTATGAAAACAATCCATGAGAAGAAAGCCATGAAACATGTGGACAAATTCTTTGGCAAGAAGAACCTAGACGAGAAGTTAGGCGATGCTAAAAACCGAGCCCAACAATGTGTCAGTCGTGTGGCTAATGACTTAGGCAGTAAGTTTGATTGGGAGTGGAACAGACTAGTTGAAGCATCTAAACGATTCATTGTGCATAAGCATTGGGAAGAGTTTTTAGACTATGCAAAAGAAAATATTCCTAATAACACAGTAGACATGGATAAGATGCCTGAGAAGTTAGAACGAAAGATTGCGGGTCAGCATGTGCATGATGCATTCAGTAAAGACCAACACTATCTCGTATATGTAGATGGTCAAAACTATGCTATATTCCGCAAGAATGAGCCTACTCAAATTAAAGTAAGCGAAGAGTTGCCTGAGTTTATCCGTAGAAGTGTTGGTATGCTCAAGCTAGTAGAAGACAGCCAAATAATTAGCGGTGTTGGGTGTCGTGTAGATGCAACGACTTATGTTGTATTGCAACAAAACTAACAATGTTAGGAGAGTGATATGTTATTCAAAAAGAAATTGCGTGTAGTAGATGAAATACCACCTAAACAAGAAAGGGTAATCCCTATGGCTACTGATACTAACTCTAGGTTTGTATATGCAAGCGGTTCGGATGTAATGAAAACCTTCAAGCGGTATGGGTTCGTTCCACCTACTGAGTATCGTGATGATTACCTATTTAAGATTAACAGAGAAGCATCGAAAGGAGAATGATGAATGAGTCAGTAAAGAAAGGCAGAGGTAAGGCTAGTAAGCCCGCAATGGTTTACTTCCCCCTTAGAGTTAGCGTAGAAGTAGCACAATTTTTTGAGGCTTACCCGAACAAAAGTAAAAAGATTCGGGAAGTTTTAGAGCAATTTATTAACAAAGAAAGAGGACTTACAAATGAGAACACTCAGCAAGAAATCACAGAAACTAAATAAATACATAGCAAGTAACCCCGATGCAAAGGCTAGTGCGATTGCCAAGTTGTTTAATGTAACAGTGCAATCCGTATATCAGCGTAAGGCTAAGCTTAAGAGCGCAGCGCCTAAAGTGAAGAGCCAAGGTAGCGTTCGCCAGAAACCTTCAACACTTGCACCTAACGCAGTAGCATCAATGGCTCTGTATCGTGACGACAAAATCAATCACCCAAGTCATTACAAGGTGGGTGGTATTGAGACTATCGACTTTATAGAAGCCAAAGAGTTAGGGTATCACCTAGGTAATGTGGTCAAATACATTAGTCGTGCCGACCACAAAGATAATAAGTTGGAGAACCTCAAGAAGGCACAATGGTATCTTAATCGTATCGTGTCCAATCTAGAGAAAACCTAACATTGTTAGATACAGGGGGTAATTTACAAAGTAGATTTTGTAGTAGCCTTGTAGATGCAAACCTTTATCTACTTCTAGCTAGTCCCCCTTAATTTATTCAGCTAGCTAGACCTTTCAAAACCCGACGAGGGGCGGGTAATCTACATACCCCCTCACTTCAAATAAATTCTATTAGTGCCTTGACAAAGTCAAACCCCATGTTATTATGGGGGCATGGCACTAACTCCCGAGAAGAAAGTCAAAGACAAAGTCGTTAAGCTCTTGAAGAGCTACGGCATATATTACTTTTTCCCCGCTACACATGGCTTTGGTCGCTCAGGTGTGCCTGATGTTGTGTGTTGTTTTAATGGGAAGTTCCTTGCGGTAGAGTGCAAGGCGGGAACTAATAAGCCTACTGCGTTACAAGAAAAAGAAATGGCGGACATCCGTGAAGCGGGTGGCACGACCTTCGTTATTAACGAGCTAAATCTAACAATGTTAGATAAATACTTAGCTAGCAAGCTAGGAGAAGAGGACAATGATGGCAGATGTTGAAATGAATAAGGGTGTTCAGATATTACTTGAACGCATGAGCAGTAACCCTGATGAGTTTATCCCCACCCTACGAGATGGGTATCCTGCAAAATGGCGGGACATTCTTCTCTCCGTTGAGATGCGAACCAATGGGGGTAAGGACTACAAAGACCAGTTAGCATTCCTGACCGACAAAGAAATCAAAGCTATATGGGATGGCATGCAACAACTACAGGGGGACCTGTTTACTAAGAAAGTTATGAATACTCTGCTAACAGATACGAGGGAACTATCATCTTCGTTTTCGGGGAATTCCCTGAGCGCATCGGCTACAGTTGGAAACGTAACTTTAACAATACCTCGGATACCAACCTCAAAAACTTCTGTTGGAAAGCTACGCTACCCATGAGCTACATCATCAAAGATGAAAATGGCGAGGTAATGCGGATTGTGGGTAGGCGAGAAGAAGCAAGACAGATAACCCAACAGCGAGAAGGCTGGACATTTAAACAATACCGAGAACTTAAAACAGTTTATATGTTTGAGGAGGCACCCTTTTAGTGAAAATATTTTGCATCGACTTTGAGACCTACTATTCTCAAACCTACTCGCTCACCAAGCTAACTACGGAGGAGTACATCCGTGGGACAGAGTTTGAGGCGATTGGCTTTGCGATACAAGAAGAAGGCGCTGCGCCCACTTGGTATAGCGGTACTAGAGTACAACTAAAAAAGGCACTGGATAAATATGAACTCGATAAAAACTTGGTCATTGCGCATAACGCTATGTTTGATATGGCTATCCTTAGTTTTATATTTGATATAAAACCCAAAGCAATTGTAGATACTCTATCAATGGCAAGAGCCATACATGGCACGGAAGTTGGCGGTAGTTTAAAAACTTTGGCTGAACACTATAACTTAGGGGTCAAAGGCACAGAGGTGCTACAAGCACAGAGCAAACATAGGATTGACTTTACCTCCGAAGAACTAGATAGGTATGGGGAATACTGTAAGAACGACGTGGTTCTTACGATGGACTTGTTCAAACATTTGAGTGCTGGCTTTCCTCCTATTGAGTTACGGCTGATAGACCTGACCATCCGTATGTTTACTGAGCCTGCTTTGGTGTTAGATAAACATTTATTGCGTGACCACTTATCCGAAGTGCAACAAAGAAAAGAAAGCCTGTTAGCTAGCATCGAAAAAGAAAAAGAACACCTGATGAGTAACGACAAGTTTGCTGAATTACTCAGAGCCCAAGGTGAAGAACCCCCTACTAAGATAAGTCCAGCAACAGGAAAAGAAACCTGGGCATTCGCTAAAACAGACGAAGGCTTTAAAGCATTGCTTGAACATGAGGATGAAGTAATACAAGCGCTAGCGTCGGCACGTCTCGGTGTTAAATCTACTATAGAAGAAACAAGGACTGAACGCTTTATCGGGATCTCGGATCGGGGCTTACTACCCATACCCCTACGCTACTATGCAGCTCATACTGGTCGCTGGGGCGGTGATGACAAGGTTAATTTGCAAAACCTACCAAGAAAATCCCCACTTAAAAATGCAATATTTGCACCTGATGGATACAAGATTATTGACAGCGACTCATCACAGATTGAGGCTAGAACATTAGCGTGGTTGGCTGACCAAAATGACTTAGTTGATGCGTTTGAAAGGGGCGAAGATGTATACAAGATCATGGCATCGTCTATCTATGTTAAGGCGCAAGAAGAGATTAGCCAAGATGAGAGATTCGTTGGTAAGACAACAATATTGGGATGTGGCTACGGCATGGGCAGTAAGAAATTCCAAGCGCAACTCAAAACTTTTAACGTGGAAATTGAGGATGGGGAAGCCAATCGTATTATCCAAGTCTATCGGGAAACTTATGACTGGATACCTTCTCTTTGGAGACAAGCAGGATTAGCTTTAGATGCAATGCTTGCTAACCAAACTACTACGCTAGGTCGTGGGGGCATACTGGTTGTTGAGGGTGCTAAAGGGATTCGTCTACCTAATGGCTTATATGTTAAATATCCAAACCTACGCAAGATAACTAATGAAGAAGGTAAGAGCGAGTTAGTTTACGACACCAAGAAGGGTAAAGCCGTCATCCCTAACAGAATCTACGGCGGAAAAGTAATTGAGAATGTTTGCCAAGCGTTAGCCCGAATCATTATCGGTGAGCAGATGTTACAAGTAGCAAAGAAGTACAAGGTTGTAATGACTGTACATGATGCGATTGCTTGCGTTATACCTGAGC